CTGATATTTTACTGGTGTCTTTTTTGATAAAAACTCTAACAATATTTTAAATATTATTAGAGTTATAAAATATTTACTACACTTTTATTTTATCATAGATAACTTGAAAATACAATGGAGTTAAAATGAAAAATTTAAAAATCAAAAACTTAAATAAAAAAGATATTCAAAATTTAAAAGAAATTAAAATTATAGAGCTGGAAGAAATGAAAATTCAGGATCTTAAAGTTCTAAAAGTAAAAATCGAAATTGATAGCAAAGAAAAAGAATAAGAGAATTGTATAATTCTTTGCAAACAAAAAAGAGCAGATTTTTAGTCTGCCCTTTATTTTTTATTCAATTTCATATTTTTAATATTCTGAACTTTCTTGGTACACTACATCTGCAATATATGTATCAGCTTCATCATAAACTCTACCATAATCGTCAATTCTTAATTCTATCTCTTTATCCCAAGCATCTTCGCATGCTTTTTTGTCTTCTTCTGATTTGTATTCTTTCACATTCCAGTAATTTAATTTTTTCATCATTTCAATTCCTCCAAGTTTTTTTTATTTTCCTTGTCTTTTTAGCGATTATTTGGTATAATCTTTTTAGAGAGAGTTACCGACAAGGTGATAACTCCCAAAATATTTGATTTTTAGCTCTATTATTTATTTAATAGAGCTTTTATTTTCCCTTCAGCTTCTTTTAAATCTTTGCAAGATTTTACTATTTCTAGTATTTTTCTTGTCTGATTTTCTTCAGCTAGAAGTCTTAACATTTCAGCTTGTGTCATCTTTTTCATTTTTATCTCCTTTCTGACCCTTGCCTTTGTCTATCTCCCCCTTTCTTGATATTATTATACTACACTTTTTATCAAAAGTAAACACCTTTTGATAAAATATTTGTTATTTTTTCAAATAAATTTCTAGTATATTTTTTATTAATTTGTTTCTAGTAATTTCTTGTTTTTTTGCTCGTTCTGTCAACTCTTCCCACATTTTTTCAGGAAGTGCAACAGAAACTTTTTTTATTTTCATTCCTGGCTCAGCCTTTTTTCGTCCGCTTGTTGCTGGTTTTGGACGTCCTTTTTTTGCTCCCCGAGTTTCTTTTTTTGTTTCCATTTTCTCCTCCTTATATTCTTTTTACAGTTATTTCGCAATAACCAACTTCTTCAAAAGCACTGTCATCTGCAACGCTTATGATTTCAAATTTTGTACCTGCTGGAACTAACACTTCTTTTTCATAATAACTATCTTCATCAGTCCCTAATGCTTCATAATATGCTTCTGCATATTTTTCATCTTCTTCTGTTTCAGCTTCACTTAGTAAATCATAGTTTACTTCGTGAACATCAACTTCATTTATACAGTTAAGAAAATATTCATATTTTCTAGTTGTTTCAACAATAAATTCTCCACCATTTGTCCAGCTTTCGGCTTTTTCAGCTGTTAATATTTGCCCAACTTTGAACTCAGCTTTATAATCTAAAGCTATTGTTCTTCCTATCCCTTTAACTGTTTTATTTATATTTTTAGCTATTTCATTTTTTGTCATTTTAATCACTCCTCATTCATCCTTTATCTTGATATTATTATACTACACTTTTTATCAAAAGTCAACACCTTTTGATAAAAATATTTAAATTTATTTACAAAAAAAAGATAGCCATTTCTGACTATCCCTCATTTACTACTTCCGCTATTATCTTGTGCATATTCTTTTTAGTTTTGTCCATAACTGCACTTACTCTTCTTATTGCTATCCTATAATCTGTTAGTTCCTGTGCTTCTTTCAAATTCGACAATATTGATATTATTCCCTCTTTTGACTGTTCAAGTTCCACAATAAACTGTTTATTGATTTCTGAAAATGTATCAAATTCCATTAAGTTATGATATTCTTTCTGAAATTTTAATATCTTTTCATCATAAAGATTGTCCATTTCACTTTCTATAGAATCCCAATTTTTATCAATACTGTTTGTATTGATTGTATCTATTGCCTCATTCTTTATACAAAGGCACATTTGACTACCTTTTGTGTTTAGCATTGTTTCAAGTGCTTTTCCCGTTATCTTTTCCGTTCTTAGTCTGCTTTCCAGCCTGTTCAGAACTTCAATAAGTTTTTCGTTTCCTGTAATAAGTACTGTTCGTCTTTCTTCCGCATACTGTAACTCGCTAATTATTTTTTCGTTACTTTTCTTAATATCATTTATTACAAGGTCAAAAACTTTCTTTACAAAATATAAGAATATTCCGCATATAACAACTAACGCACCTAAATCTCCAATTTCTTTAAAAAACATTTTTGCTCTCCTGTGTTGTTACAATATACTCTTGTTCCCTTTTTTCTCAAAGTCAAAAATTTCCTGAACAAATTTAGACGGTATTAGTTCAGTTTTTAAAACTTTCACAACTTCAATCAGCACATCTTCACCAATCTCTTCAATTGTGTTTGGTATCCATTTTCTGTCAATTTCTTTTTCTTTTCTCAAATAGTCTTCCAGTCCGTCCCAAAATCCATTTGTTATTGCGTCAAGTTTTTCAGTTCCTGTTTTTGTCTTGTTTACAATCTCGTTTTTGTAAATTTTACCTTTTACCATTTCAATTGCCTTGTTTATTGCCCAAACTTTTATTACTTTGTCCATTTTTTTATCTCCCTTTTCCTTATTTTTAATCATTTCGTTTTAAACGTGGCTAACAAGCCTTACAATCAATTTTAGACTGTTAGCCAACCATTTATATCAAAATTGTTTTTAACACTTGTATTCAACTTCTATCAAAGCCATTTTTAATTATTGTTCCAATAATTCTTTACTGCTGCTACATAATATTTCGCCAACTCTTTTTTTGTTGCTTCCAACACTTCCATATCGTTTTTATTTGTTATAAATCCACTTTCAACGATAAGACAAGGTGTTACTGTTTTATACAGCAATGTCCAACCTCTATCTCCTCGTACACGTGGCAAGATTTTTCTATCTTTCAAATGTGTTGCTTCAATATTAGCCTCCTGCATATATTCTGCCAATTCCTTGCTTTTTTTGGAAGTATGCCAGAATAGCATTTCAACTCCGTTAGCCATTTTCTCAGCTGCATTAAGATGAAATGACAAAGTTATATCCCCTTTGTTTGCTAAATTATTAATTTTGTCTGGTAATTTAGAATAATAATCCTGATATACTATCACATAAGGGATACCTTGATTTTCACATTCCTTTTTCACATAGTTTTCTACAAAATCCTTATTCCAAGCGTGTTCCTCAAATCCATTTGCACAAGCTCCTGGATCCTTTTTCACTCCACCGTGTCCTACATTCAATATTACTTTTCTCATTTTAAAACATCTCCTTTAAATATTTTTCTTTTCTTTCAATCCTGTTTAACCAGCCTTTCAAAAAATCGTGCTGTGATTTATCCTTAGCTGCTAAATATTTATAAAAATTTCTTTGCATTTCGTGATACTCTTTTAGAAATTTTTCAGGATTTATTTTATTAATAGCTTCAATTGTCTTAGGTCCAATTATTCCGTCTACTGTTAAATTTGCACAAAATTTATTTGCCACAATTTGTGCCTTTTCCTTTCCTTTTTTCCCGCTGTTTACACTCCAGTCAAAAATTGAAAGAGCCACTTTATCATCTGCTATTTTATCAATATGATTTCCACGATAATATACTTTTTCATAAATTCTTTCTGCATCTGATTTTTTAAATTTTCTCATATCTCCAGTATAGCCAAGATACGTCTTAGCGTCTTCGTGTGTTATCCCAAAGTTTGTTGCTCCACCTTTATCATTTTTATCATTAGTGTAACCGCCTTCAACTTTGAAGATATAATCTAAAAATTTGTTAAATCTGTCCATTTATGCCACTTCCTTTTCTACTTTTTTTATTTCTTTTGTTAATTTTGCTATTTCAGTTTTCAATAAATCCATTTCGGATTTTATTTCTGTTATCCTTTCCTCCGTTTCAGTTATATCAAAGCCTAGATTTTCAAACTCTTCCTTTTCTTCTTCCTTGTTTTCTAATTCCTTTTTGAATTTAATATACTCCTGTTGCTTTTTATATCTTGTATCTTTTAAATACTGTAATTTCTTTGTCTTATCCTCAACCCAACTATTAGTATTTTTATCCCAATCACTATATTCATTCGGCTTCGCTACTGTAACAATTGTTTTATTTGCTTCATTAAGATAACTTCCATCTTCCAAAACTCTTTTTCCAGCCTTAACCTTTTCAAATTCAGTCATTTCCCGTAATTCTCCAGTTTCGCTGTCTATAACTGGATTTTGAAGTAACACAGTAGAATATTTCATTGTTTCACTATCCCAGTCAGGATAAAATATTGTCGGATTTTCCTTAAAATCTTCTGCTGATGTTGCAACTGGTTTTGCGATATTTTCCATTGTTGCTATCAAGTAAATAAATATTACTGTTGTCATTTTTTATCACTCCTTATTCTTTATTTTTATGATTTTTATTCTGTACTAATTTATGAATTTGCACGAATTGATATTTCGTTTTTAAAAATTTAGTGCCGATTTTTAGGAGCTTTGAAGCAATTTTATTTTGGGCCAACTTTCAAATTTTATTGAACTGCTGAAGTCGGCAAAACGTTCAAAGTCAATAAAATCAATAAATATTTTTTAAAATTCTGTACAAATTCATAAATTTCTTTATTATTTACTGTTAAAATCCAGCCTTTTTCCGAATTTCTAACAGTTTATTTTTTCTTTCTCTAGCACTTGTCTTTTTGACATAATGCTTTTTAGTTACATCTGTTCCGCTGTGATTAGCAAATTCACTAGCTAGGTCAATTCCAGCTGTTTTTGCAATCAAGTTTATCGATGTTTTTCTTAACGAGTGTGGATATAAATTTTCTATTCCAACTAACTTTCCAATCTTTCGTACTCTGTCTCTTATTGTGCTTTTACTCATTTGCTTAAATACTCCGTTGTATTTAGTTACTAACAAGTATTCAATATTGTCATTTCTACATCTCAACCACTCCC